TAAGTGAGTCTTATCACCATTTACAAACGCTCCCTCACTTGGCTTAAGCTGGTACGTTGACAGGTTTTGGTCGCCTGTGTTTGTGCCGCTCGTATTAGATAGCCTACTTATATCAGAGGCTGTAGTAAACCTGTGAGTTGTTGAAGTGTCATCAATATCGTCGGCATCTTGTCTGGGGTTCCCCATGTACACCCAAGCCGACCCACTGTAACGATAAAGACCTGCATCGTACCCAGTACTTGCAGTCCGAACCAACACAACATCACCAGTAGATGGACTACCAGGCAAAGCAGCGTAGTTTGCTGCCTCAGCCTTAAAGTTTGGCATAGTTTGTACATCAGTTATTGCCTGATCTACCTCTGTCCCCTGAAAATTTGATTCGTATGACATTATGATTGCCTAACTTTAAATATTAAGTGTCCCCCAGAGCCATCAGAAACAGTGTAGTTTTGAAAGCCACCAGCACCATTATTAACAGTATAGTTCTCAAATGCTGTTGGCCCAGTTGTGCCTATCCTAGCTCCTACGCGACCCGCCCGTAAGAACTCAAGAATATTTTTAAGTCCTACGTTTCTCATCAGGACTAATCTACGAACTCGGTGCTTTGAATTACTGAAGCTCCACCAGATCCAAGAAACTTGGCTCCTTTAGCGGCGTTCTTACTTAGTACAATAAGTCCTTGTTCTTTTACAAGCAAATGACCATTGCTTGCTCCAGGAGCTGACCCATCAAATGTAACAATTACATTGTTGTCTTGGACATCAATTACTACATAATCAGTGTCAATGTGAAAAGCAGAAAAAGCAACTCCTGATCCCGAGTTTGCTGCTGATAGGTTTTGTGGAGATCCATTAGGGTTTACGTTCCCAATGTATAAGTTGGATGTTCTTGAGTTCATTTATCGTGACTGTCTGTTTAGATGTGTGTTAATTCTTGTGTTAAGTGCGTTAATGTTTGCTACCGACTCGGCTTTTTCTAATTCTGTATCTAAGTAAGATTTAGCTATTTTTTCTTCTGTCATGGCTTTTTCTAATTGCCCATCCATTCTCAAAAAATCTGCATATGTAGCATGTCCCATAAAATAAAAAAACTCAATTGGAACAAGATTAGTTCCCAAAGATCCGTCATAATCTAACGTAGTTAACTCGGTTAAAAGTTTTTTATATGTCACATATACAGTAGTAGTATCTGTGGGAACTAAGTTTTCAACATGAGCACCGTCTGCATCTGCAAAAAAATCAAATTCTATTGTTGAGTTTCGAAGAAATGGTTGAAGTCTGTGAATCCTAGTGAAATGAGCTATTTCCCCTAGGTCTCTTACGCTAGGAGCAGGGGAAGTTCCATTAGAAACTGTCCACCCAGTCTCGGATATTGTGGGAGATGCCGCAGTAGCAGTGTTGCCTGAATCAGCGTTTGCGTATTGCACTGCACCCCCAGAGCTAGGAGCCCCAGCAATTATGTTCCAAGTAGTGCCTGAATTATAAATTATGCTGTATAAAGCAGTAGTTCCGTCAGTATCGTACAAAGTGTAGGCTCTAGCCGATGCTTGTGTGCCATTTGCCACATAAAGTCCATTTATTGCAGTTGTACCAGCGTTAAACACCCACCGACTGTCCTCTGTATAAGAAATTACACTAGAGGTTATAGTTCGAGGTTCACCAACCGCCATGTACCTAGGCCAAATATCTGATGTTTGATATGCTTCGTAAAATCTACGATTAGCCATACTAAGCAAAAAATCACGCTCAGTAGATGTAAAATTGTCTGTTCCTGCTAGCGCAGAAATTAAATCGTATAAAGATTTATTAGTCTTAAATTGCATTAGGAGAAAGATGCGGAAATCTTTTTTGGTAATCTTTTAAAAACTCCGTACTGTGTACTTCTTCGTGCCCGTATTTTTGTATTAACCGAAAAAATGTTCTAGAGTCAAAGCTAGCAATTGGGCGACCCAAAACAGGATGCTCAACTCCTACGTTTCCCTTTGCTTCTTTAGCAACAGCAGCTTCTCTAGCGTCTTCGGTTTCACGTTCTAGTTTAAATCCGTTTTTAATCTCACGCATAAATGCACGATTAACCTCACCGTCACTATACTTAGGTACTGATGTAATAATATTCATTTCTTTTTTAAAAACAAACAACTTTTAAAAAACCTATGAAGATTTTTTGCTAAAAAAATAAACGATTTTTCTTCTGCATCGGATACCCCTAGGGGGTAATATCTACTGCAAGATAACTTGACGTCGCAGTTTAATCCTTGGCATTTAATAATATTCATAATAAGAAAGGGGAGGCCAGCATCGGCCAACCTCCCCTTGAATTAATGGTTTGATAAACTTACACAAACTTGCTGGGATCTAATATCTTCAGACCAATGAAAAGCTTGCCAGCCGTGAGGCTAGCGTGAGTTCCATTGATTTCTGCAATGATATCAGTATCTGACTGAACAAGACTTATTGGAAGTGCGCCACCAGCAATGGTGGTGTTTCCAGCAGACTGAACAAAAGATTCACCTGTGTTTGCAACTGGAGCAGACATGCCGTCTACATCAAGTGCATTGATGAATTCATCTGGATCGCCAGCGGTTGTTCCGACATCAAGAGTGATGTCAGTAGCACCCGTAAATGCTTCTGCCTCATAAGCAACAGCGTAAACTACTCCACCTCCAGCGGGGATGGTAGCAAGTTTTACTTGGTTTGCAGCTCCAATAGTGGACAAAAATCCGCTCTTTTGGAGATCATTGTAGGTGATGGTTGCGTAATGAGTGAAATCACCATTAGCTTCATTTACTGTAGGAATAGCCATAATATATTATCTCCTATGTTTTAGCTTAGAGCTGTAATTTTGCCAAAAGCACCTGGGTGCTTTACGCAAAGAGTGAGGGTTGCGTCAACTATTCCGCGTTCACCACCGCCAAGATTTGGCAAGCGAGTAGAACCAGTTGGAATAAGCTCTGCAACGGACATGTACTCGGGTTGCATCAAGTATCCAGTATCCTTGTTGGTCGTATCAGGAGCACAATCAGGATTCATGTTTACAATCGAAACAACTCCGTGATCTGACTGATAAAGCTCAACACTGAGTTTAATCTGGGCAGATTCGCCGCTGTAGTTTACGTTGCGGATAGAAGTTCCGGCAGCATCACCATCTGGATCAAGGCGAGCAAAATCGCTAATAACACGACGTAGAGCCGTATCGGCAACTAGCGTCAAGTTGTTTGATCCACCATTTACGCGGTAAATGGAAGTAATGAGGTTGTTAAGTACCGTTTCAGTAAACGTTCCAGCAGCGTGAATGGAAGCCGCAGGAGTGCGGAAATCAGCTGGAACGTCAGACGGTCCAGAAGAATCAATCCAGTCACCCAAGCCACGAAGCTTGTAAACTGTTCCAGCACCATCTTCGGCACTGCGGTCATTAGTAGAGCAAATAGTAGCTTCGATGTCTCTCTTAAGCTCTCGAAGTGCCTTTGCTTCTGCTTGAGCAGTCTTTGCTGGACCTACGGATTCAACTGCGTCTTGAAGATCTGAGACCATGTAGTCTCTGCGAAACTTCTGAACGTAGTTGCCGAGGCGAGCACGACCACTAAATTTATCCGAAAATGCAGTAACGTCAGCACCTTCAGCGGTTCCTGCCGTGCTAGGAGCGTCGAGTGAATCAACGGTCCATTCTACAAATGTTGCGTTTGCCTGCGATTTAGAAGCAGACGAAAGGACTGGAGTTTCTTCGGGGGCCAAGATAGTCAAAATATCTGATAGGTCCTCACGATTAGAAACCGCCGCTCCTGGGTTTGTTGTATCGTATGTTGGTGAAAAAGCCATTATATTGTTTAGCTAAGTTTAAGTTATGCTAGCCTTGATGCTAGCTGTTTGGTTCTCATTTGAATAAAATCATCATTAGTTCCGCTAGATTTGAATCTCGCTCCTAGGTCTTTTATGGCCTTAGAGGATCTGCTCTCTTGTTTTTCAGACTTGGCTAAAGTGGTTAGTGGACTAGGAGGATTGATCTTTGCTTTTTTAACAGGATCTTTTATTACCTTCCTATTGTACATGCTGTCTGCGGCATGAGCTAGAATGTATGGCATTCGAGCGCCGATCTTTGGTGAGCTTTTATAAAACTTTTGAAGATCTGGGTGCCCAGCAATTTCCATAAAACGCTTTCTCATTGTTTCATCACCTCCATCTTTAAGCCAATCAAACTCTTCAATTGCTTTGCGACCAAAGTCTGATTTAACTTTAGACGCATGTTCTAGCGTTTGAATTTTTTTTAATTGGCTAGGAAGAAATGAATCTCTAGACTTGCGAGCATTTTTTAAAGCCGAGCGAACCTCAGCCTTTGTCATGCTTTTGCCTTCTACCTCTGCTACTTCTGCATTGGGTCCATAGTCGTCGGACTCAAAAAGGATGTCTTCGGCCCACTCGATAACTTCATTTATCTCATTTGCCTTTTCCTGTAATGTATTAATATCGTTGATGTCGCTAAAAGGATTGTTTTTAACATCCTCTTTGGGACTTAACGGATTATTCTTAAGGGAATCCTCTAATTGTGCAAGTCGCTCTTCAGCTCCCTTGGCTCGCTTAGTCAGTTCGCCAAAACGGTCTACTGCTCTGCTACCAAGTGCCTTAGATAACTCCTTGATTTCGTCCTCGGACATTTCATCCAAGTTGAACTGTGAAAGAACATCTGGTGTTTCAGCTGCGGGAGCCTCTTCACCTGATTCTGGAATTTCCTCAGACTCTTCCTCTTCCGCCGGTTCTACGACTTCTGAATCTACCCGAGATTGTTCCAAGCGTTGGATTGCAAAATCCTCTGCTGATATATTAGTTTTTTCCGCAAGATTTGGTTCAGCCTCTGCTGGGGCTTCGATGATTTCTTCTGACATAATTACTCCACTCATTTACGCCGAGCGACGGCTGAGTTGAAGTATAGCACATGTTTTTATTGAAGTATTTCTTTCCAGCGAAATCTTACTGATTCCCAGTTTCCTAGGTCTAGAGCATCATCTATTGCTATAATTTGACCACTAATTTGCTGAAGTCTTTCAGTTCCGGAATTACGCATTTCTTGTATGCAATCTTCTTTAATCAAATTTAATTGATTCAGATACAGGGCAAAGTGTTCGTTATGGCCCAGTATTTCTATTTCTTTGTCAGCAAGCATTATCGCATTCCTTGGGTTTGGGCTCCACCCATTGTAGCTGGAGGAGTACCAATTTTTCCTATTTGGGCATTTTGAGCTTGCTGCATCGCAAACTGATATTGACCAGCATATTTTTGAAGCCTTTCAGCAAACTTTTGATCTTGCTGTAAACGTTGAGCAACATCTTCCTGAGATGCGTATTGCTGGATAATTTGCATAGCTGCTTGAGCACCATTAGGACGTGCTGGCACTTCAATGCCTGCATAAATTTTCGATAAATCATCAGTAATATTTTTTAGAAGTTTTTCTTGAGATTGTTGAGCTGGCTCCATAACCGAGTCAGACAAAACTGGATCAATGCTATTGGCAATTACACCAAGAAGCTTATCCATATTAATCCTACCGTTTCGATCAAGTGACACCAAAGAAACTAATCTTTCTAGCTTTTTTTCTTGGGCTTCTGCATCTGAATTCATTACGTCGTAGCTAATGGTTACGTCGTAATTTTCGTCAGGATCTCCTTTTTCAAAAGATTGAGGGTCTGGAATTCCAGTAGCTTGAAAAAATATTTTGTCTGGTCCAAATCTTTGAAAACAACGATAACACAACGCCATTACTTCTCCTGCATGTTGCAAAAATTTGTTTACTAAAAACTGTCTTCTGATTTGAGAAGAACTAGATGCTTCGTCTAAGCCAACTAATCTGTCAGCTTGCTGCATCATGGTGTTTTCCATTTCTAGTGAGCCATTGTCAAACCTTGGTACTGGACCAAACTCAATGTCACCTGGTCGCCTTCTAGCCACCTTACGTCCTGGTCCCCAGTCCGTAGGTGCTTGCCCTACTGGATGAATTAACGGCGGAAGAGTGGCTAGAGAGTTGCGATCAATTCTAGAGTCTCTTTCAATTTTTATTTGATTTTGAATCCCCCTAAGCAAATCAGGAATTGTTAAAGTGTCGTACAACCTTTTACTGTCTTCAGACAGTTTAGATACTACGACTGGATAATTTTCGTAACCATTTAAAAGTTCAAATTTTGCATATCCAGGAGCACTCTCGTCTCCGCTAAACTCTCTGTGAAATACAGTGCAATAAATACCTTCAGATCCATCATCTGGATCAATAAGGCGTTGATAGCCATAAACAATTTCTACTAGCTCTTCAGCTTCATAGTTCATGTCTGTTAAAGAAATTGTTCGACGACCCTCTTGCTCCCTTTCTATGGAGTCAATGTTTACCCCACTATATTTTTCTATTACATAATCTACAAAGTCTTCGTCCCAGCCATCAGTTTTAACCTTAAGCCTAAGGTCTTGAGCTGACAGATAAGTGCGGTAAAACCCATAAGGGGCACGTTGAGGATCTGTTACATACGCTGGAAAAACCCAATCGCCGTCTGGTGCTAATGTTTTAACATCTGGAGCGTCAACTTGCCGTCGAACAATAGGAAGTTCTGCAAATCCGGTATCTCTTAGGCTTTTCATTGCCTTTCGAGCCCTTTTTTCGCTTACGTCTGAAAATGCTTGTTGCAATAAAGCTATAGCTGCTTCGTCGGACCCATTAGCAATTTGTTGTCCTAGCTGTGGGTTTAGGCGTGTTATTTCGTCAAGACCAAGACGTTGTAAAAAACTTCGATCTTCTCTCCTCCAGCCAACATAGGTTATAAGTATTCCTCGCTCCAACAAG